CATGCTTCGCCTTCATACTCGGACTGTTTCCGCCTGAGTTCTGCTTGAATAATCACATCATCCCTCCCATCTCCATGTGGCTGCTCTGGCTTCCGTTCATCACTTCCTCCATGCTGTAATAGCCCTTGTACGCGATGTAACCCCGGTCGGTGAACATCCCATCCTCTTCCTTCATCCGTTCCTCGCCGTACTTTTCATAGTCATAAAATGCGTCGAGGTTTTCGTCATACTCGAAGCGGCCGGACTGCTGGATCATGTACTTGCCGTATTCCTGCGGCGTATGCGCACCGGGAGCGAGGTCAAAGAGGTCAAGGCTTTCCGCAAGGTTTTTGATCTGTGCCGCAGACTTTGGCTCTGCCAGCATGACCACGGCGCCCAGCTTTTCCATATCCGCTTTTGATAACCCATCTGTCGCCTCTGCCAGTTCGTTGAGGTCGGAGAGGGTTTCGTACTCCATATCCAGAAGATCATCCACCTCATTGGGGAGCTGGCTGTCCTCCAGCCGCAGGCGGACATCGGCGGGATCTGTGATGCCCCCGCGAAGGAGGGCGCGGTCGATTTCCTCCCGCTCCATGGGGAGAAACAGCCATGTGATGTGATTGGTGTCCTCTGGCTCACTTTTGGAGGTCACCGCAACGGTGATGACATTCGGCTTGTAGTAATAGCAGGGGAAGAACCGGCCATCGTAGACCTGCTCCAGCTTCATGCCGTTGTCGTAGACCACACCGTAGGGCGTGATCGTGCCGCTGCCGCTATCAATGAGCTGCCGTGCGGTTCCCTTGCCGTCCAGCGCGTTCAGTTCATCCACACTTGCGCTGCCGCCGTGCAGGTTCATGTAGTGGTCACGGCCAACAGCGTCGAGGTCGGAAAAGTCGGTAATGACCGTGGCCTGCTGGCAGCAGAAGGTCAGGTTGATGAGATCCTTCAGCTCGAACAGCTCCAGCTTGTGGGCCATCGCCTGAAACTGTGCGGCCTCGCCGGTGTCGAAGCTGTCCAGCCGCTTGGCGAGGTAGTTCAGTTCCTCCACATTGACCGTGAGCATCTCCGTGCGCTTGAGGACAGTATAGAAGCTGTCGATCTTTTCCACCTTGCAGTCCGCCTTGACCGCGTCGCCGATCTCCAACGCCTCTAAAAGCTCCATGCAGTGCGCGTACTGGTCGCGGGGGATGGGGAACGGGATGGTTGCCACACCGTATTTCGGGTGGCTTGGATTACTCAGAACTGCGCTCATCATGATCGTTGTCCTCCTTTTTCTCGTTGATCTCATTCATTCGGCTCCGCAGGCAGGTCCCGTCCGCGCCCCAGCAGAGAAAACCGTGGCGGGGATAGGGGCAGTCCTTGCAATCCGGGGAATGGCTGCAAACAGGTGCCGGCAGCGGCTCCTGCTGAAAGCCGGGGAAGTGCGGAAGAATGAGTCTGAAGTGGATCGTGCCATGAATTTCCATCATCTTTTCCTCCTGTTAAAATAAAAAGGTCAAGCAGAAATGCTCGGCCCGCGTGGATACTTATTTCATTGTCATGCCGCTCTGTTCCGGCGCGTCCCGCTGCCGCAGAGCATCCGCGGGCAGCAGTCCGCCGACCTGTTCCATGAGTTCTTTCAGCTCCTGATCCCGTCCGAAGGAAAGGCTTTCATCCTGCTCGCGGACAAAAGCCAGTGCGCGGTAGATCTCCGCAAGCTGCTCCGGCTCGAAAAGGGCGCCCTTTTGAACAAGCCCGCTGCGCACGGTGAAATCGCGTTTGGCGGCTTCGTAGTCGTCCTGAAAATAATGTCCGTGATGGACGCCCTCTCGGTCGAAGTCCCACTCCCAAGTCACAAACTGGACGCCGCACTCGGTGGGGTGGCCCGCCAGCACTGCGTCACCAAAGTCAGCGAGGACACGGTAATCACCATCCAGTCCGCTGGCTTTGAGCCGCGGCGCGGTTTCCAGAATCGCCATGTATTCCGAAGTCATTTTAGCGGTGTCGATTACGCTTTGCAGCGCATCCTGTGTCCTGACGCTGTCCACGTTCTCCTGCCGGTACAACACGCTGCCCCTGCCGGAGATGCGGCAGAGACGCCCTTTTTCCCAGCAGACGGGCAGGTGGTGATCCTCGATGGGCTCTACCGTGAAACCGTTCTGCCGCAGCCGAATGGCGGTTTCTTCAAGGAAACGAAGCTGCGCGGTTCCGTTCTGATCATTCATTGTGAAGTCCTCCTCGTAAGCAAAAAAATAGGCCGGAGCATCCTAAAAATGCTCCGGCCGGTTGACGGATTAAGTTGTGAAATGAAAAAGGGCGCCTATTTGATGGCTTCGACGAAACCAACAAACAGACGCCTGAAGGATCGTATGGAATTTTGAGGAAAAAACGCTCTATTCTGCGCCCGCAAAAAGGGCGCTTCTCAGGATATTGCCTTTGAATCTGTGAAAGGGGGAGTTCGAATCTCCCCAGTTACCAAAATAACGCGAAAATATCTTTTTTTCTGAGTGCGGAATTTGAAATAAAAAAAGGCGGCAACCCTTTGGTATTCTAAGCGTTTCGCTTAAAATATCCGAATTGTTGCCACCTTATGGTGGAGGCGGCGGGAGTCGAACCCACAACCGAAATCGCAAAAGCATTGATATTGCAAGGTTTTTTGTAACTCATCTGCAATTTCATCTGCAATTTACTTTTCCAGTTTCCGCATAACGCTATTATAGACGCGCTCGTTTACAATTTTCAAACTGTCCATCAGCTCGTCCATGATTTCCCACGCCTTGTCCGGTGGAACATCTGCCACTGCGCGCAGAAAATCGCTGTCGTTGTATGTTTCGATGTTGACTGGCGCGGGCGCTGCGGAGTATGCCATTGGCAAAACCCTCTCTCTGCTACCGCTTTGCTGGTCACGGATGGCATACAGCACGGCAAGGCGCTCATAGTTTGTCCAGCTTGATTCTTCCGTCTCGAGGCGAGCTATCCAGCGATTGACCTCATTTTCGTCGACCATAGGGGTGCACCCCCTTTAGCCCTCGATCGTGTCCATGCAGCGCTGAATTGCTCTGCGGATGCTTTCGTCGTCGGCGTTGTCCAGCATTTCCTGCAACTGGCGTTTCATATTTTCCGTGCCACCGTCGCGGGAGTAGTGGCCGCGCACATAATGCGTGCCGCGTCTCGCATTGGACATATCACGGTCATAAGCGCCGCGCATACCCGACTGCCAGTCTCCGTCGCGGGAATAGCGGCGAGAATAGTCTTCATCTCGGGAATAGCCGTCGTCCTCCAACATCTCAATCTTATCGATGTTCTTGATGGTGTCCGTCAGCTTGTGCGCAATTTCGAGATCGCCCGCGCCAAGCTCGCCCTTACGTGCCAGCTCGTCGAGTTCGTTGCACAGCATATTGCGCAGATCATACATTGCTTTCTTGCTCATGCCCATTCTCCTTTCAGCTCACGCGGTCGATGGTCAGATTGCTGTTGGCAAAGCTGACCGCCTGCGCGCTTGTGTTTTTTGCCGCCACCGTCACGCAGCATCCGCGCGGCACTTCCACGATGGCGCTGACATAGACGTTAAAGTAGTTCTCCACCGCAGCGGGCGTGACGGTCGCCGCGGCGCTGTTGAGCGCTTCACCGTTGACCGCAAGTGCCGTTGTGATAGCGCCTACCGTGCCGCCGGTGGGAACGGCGATGTTCGCGCCAAAGCTCACCTTAAAGCGCGCCTTACACTGCTGCGTCAATCCGCGCAGGGTGACAAGTCCGCTGCCCTCGCGGTGGACGATGCAGGGCTTGCCGCAAGCCGCCGTGGAGACCATCGGCACATTCTGACCGGCAGGAACAGAGACGATTCCGGGATTTACGTATTCAGCCATATATTTCAGTCCTTTCTAAAGGGGTCGATTTCGACCCGGTTAAAATACAGCGGCGGAGCTATTGCCCCGCCGCGTTGTTGTTAGTATCGGCACGGGGCCGACCATTTTCCCCACATGGGGAAAAAGCTATGCTATGCAGTTGTCAGCAGCCGCAACCGGCAAACTGGTTGCAGCAATAGGGGTTCTGCACCGTGTAGGCCGGAATGGGAGAGGGGCGCAGCTGCGAGACCAGATAGCTGTTCTGCGCCGCCTGACTTGCTGCCAGCTTCAAGCCCTGGTTCTCGGCCTGAAGGTCAGAGAGCTTGCTCTGTGTCAGGAAGTCGAGGATCGCGCGGCTGTTACTGTTGGCATTGTCGATAATGTCGCGGGTCGCGTTCTGCACGGTGTTGCGCGTGTCGCACGCCTGCGCCGCCATGTCATAGCGCACCTGCGCGATAGCCGCGCGATTCTCGCAGCAGCAATTCGCGGCCTGCATCTGCATGGCGTTGAGCTGCTGCATCAGCGCCGCCTGCTGGTTGCTGCGGGAAAGCTCGGCCTGTGCAAAGCCGTTTGCCATCGCCATGTTGGTGCCGTTGACAAGCTGCGCCTGCTGGTAAAATCCGTCGCAAAGGCCCTGATTTACACTGTCGATCTTGCGCTCGACATTGGCAAAATCAGAGGTCAGCACATAGCCATCGACCACACCGCCGGAATTGCCAGCGTTGTTGCCCCAGCCGTTGCGGCCCCAGCCGAAGAGGAAAAGAACGATAATCCAGATCCAGTTTTCGCCCCACATGCCCATACCTCCGCCGTAGTTGTTCGCGGGCGCGACCGGCATGGTCATCATGGGAGCGCCGTCAGAAAGAGACATATTATCTCTCCTTTCAAAATTTTATTTATCAAATCGTGGCCACGATAAGATCAATGAAATAAGGGCCCAAACTGCTTTGCCATAGATTGGAGATGGTTCAACTCTTGTTGGCTCATAGCGCCAGATTGTAGAAGTTTATTGACTTCTTCTTTGGGGTCCCCCTGAAAGCCACTTTGAAACTGCTGGAATTTTTGCTTGAGCTGCATCAGATCCCACATCGGCCCCGGAATCTGTCCGCCGCCCAGCGCGGCCATAAACGGATTACTCATCGTCCTCGTCCTCCTCGACCTTGCGTTTCTTCTTCCCCTTTATTTCGCCCACAAGCGCCGCCAGCGCGTCAAACTCTTTACGGGTAACAAATTCCACGCCCTTTTCTTGCGGCGCTGTACGGGGCGTTTCTGCGCGCTCTACGAGATCGTAAATCTTAAGCGTTGGCTTGCCGCTTGCATCCGCCTGCTTGAGATACACAGTCGGCGCGGTAGAATCCCACAGCGCCACAGCGGAGTTGGGCGCGATGAGATAACCCCTTGCCTCCTGCTCGCCGCTTACCCACTGCACGCCGCCCTGTGCGATGGGATTCTGCTGCACTGGCTGCGACATAGGCTGCTGCATGGGCTGCATCTGTGGCTGCTGCATCTGCCGCATCTGCATGAGGTTGTCCGGCATTGGTTGCGGATAATAGGGGTTGAAATAGGGATATGCCATGTTCATTCCTCCGTTTCTTTGACCCAGTAATAAAGCGGGATTTCGTTCTCGCTGTTCCAGCTGTCGTAAATTACACCGTCCTGCACGCAGACCACATGACCAGAAAGCGCGAGAATATACGTCCCGCGCGGGTGATCGTCGGCAAACCTCCCGACCGTGTAGCAGTCCGGGCAAGTGTCCGGTATGATATATCTCCGGTAGCCTAAAGACCGCAGATACGCGCCCCAACAGGCGTTTGCATTGGGCAAGTCGCCGTCTAAGTACCCCCGTATGCACAGCGACAAATAAACCTCTCCCCAGTCCTTCCCGGTCGCCTTACAGATCGCGCGCACGGTGCAGTCCGACACGTTTCGCCTATTTGGATTTGGGTTGAAATAGCTATACATGGAAAAGCTCCGCGAAATAGACGTAAGTGCGCAGCTCGTCGGGATCGGGAAACAGCGTCAAAATGTCCATTGCCATCTGCTCGGTAAATCCCAAAGCTAAAAGTCGGTCGTACATCGCCGCACCTCCTTTTGTTGCCTCAATCATACCGTGGATCGCGCCCCGCAAATGGTCATCGTTTGGTCAATATTTGGTCAAAAAATACTTCAAAAGCCCTTTTAGGAAAAAAGAGAGCACCGATTAACCTCGGTGCTCTCTTTGCCCGTCTGCTATTTTTTGATATGCCCGCCTGCGGCAGCGGTTGACCGCCTCCGGCGACAGGTGCAGCGCTGTACACACTTGCGCGTAGCTCTTGCGTCGCACGTCGCACTCGATAAGGCACGCCGCCTCGTCCGCTGGCAGCTCAAACGATAAGATATACGCCACGGCCCGTTTGGGGGCCATAGAGGATAATTGCGCGCGGATCGCTCGGTGCTGCTTGTTCATGCCCGTGTAGGGCTTGCAGAGGCGCTTGCGCGTGGGCTTTCGCCGCCCGCTCCTTCCTGTGCCCGATTAGGACACGTTATTTTGTCGCTCTCTGGATCATCGTCACGACTTCCTGCCGCGTGATAAGTCGCTGCGGAGCGCTGCCGTCCGTGATACCCGCAGCCTTTGCCGCCGCCCAGTCTTTCGCCGCCCACGAAGAGACGGGCTTGGTGCCGAGCTGCGCAAGGTAAGCGTCCATCATCTTGTTAAACGTTGCCTGATCCATGTACTCCTCCATTTCCGGCGGATACTTGCCCGCCAAAATCATGCTCCCTGTGTGTTTGAGGTGGTTGTCCCACTGGAAATGCGGGCGGTCGGGGAATTTCTTCCAGTCGCCCCCCCACGAAAAGCCGACCTGCTTGCCGATTTGCCCGCAGCGGGCAAAGAACGTCGGATCGTCGTATCCGTGCCCCGCGACATCCTTGCAGATGTCAAACGCCAGCCCTGCTTTGACGCTGTGAAAAGTCGGGCGCATCGCGTCTTTGTGGGCGTAGCCCTTGCTCACAAGATAGCGCTGGTAATCGTCGTCGCGCACCGTGTCCGTGACTTTGGCGGGCAAGCCCGCCTGCTTGCACAGGCCCAGAAAGATAAGGCAATTTGCCCGCACGTCCGCGCGCAGATACTTAATATCGCCGCTTTTAAGCATCGCTGTCACCCTTGCTGTCGATCACGTCCTGTGCCTTCTGCGACTGCGTCCCGAAGTAGAACGCGATGATGACCGCATAGATCGTCATGAAGTCCTGCGAGATGTTGCCCGTGACGGCCATGTACGCGAAAACTCCCGTTAGCACCAGCGTCACGATGCTCTTGACGCTCATCAGGTTCGCCAGTCTCTTGTGAATCAGTTCCATGTTATTCGTCCTTTCCTTTGATTTTGATTCCAGCCAGCAGGCCGAGTTCTGCCGTCCACGCGGCGAACCACGCGACGGTCAGGCTGTCCGGCACTACCTTGTCATGCGCGGTCAATACGAGCACCGCAATGCAGTACCAGCAGAGGTTGAGCACTGCCGCGATGACGTACTTGTCCCGCTTTCTCAGCTTCTTCATAGGGCCACACCCGACAGCAGCCACGCAATAAACGCGCCCGCCAGCGCCGCGAGAGCCTTGTCGACCAGCCCGTCCCAGCGTTTCCCCGCCTTACCCGTGATGGCTTTCACGTCCTCTTTGATCTCCTTGACGTCTCCCTCGACGGTCTCCTGCTTGGTCGCCAGCACTTCCACCGACGTTGCCAGCCTGTCAAGCGCCGTTTGG